GAAGTAAATTCACAATCAGAAATCAAGCTGATTATGAAAACTACCAATTCAAGTATGATAAGTCATTTCTAACACGTATCAATGGTGAAATGTGTATCTACAATACGTTGAAAATCATTGAGCGTTATCAACCTAAGGTATTCGTAATTGAAAACCCAGCATATGGGCGGATATGGGAATACATCAAAAATGTAATAGGCTTCAATGTTCCTTATGAAAACCTAACCTATTACAACAACTACGATTACCCAATTAAAAAACCTACAAAATTCGCCAGTAATATTGATTTAAAGTTATTGAAAGATGATATAAAGAACACTATTAAATTCAATAAGCTGAATATAACTGGTGTTAATAGGTATAACGTAAGGTCAAGTATCCCGCTGGAGTTAGTGAAAGACATTTTGAAGCGATGTGATCAATATATTAAATGGCAGTAAGAGGTGATATGTCTTGAGTTACATAGAAAACTGGTTTGCATTAGGCGCTTGCATATACAGTAGAAAAACCGCAGATGCAGCATTGGCCACGCTAGGATTAAGGAAAGAAATAAAACGAAAACCGGTATACCCAGAGATTGAAGCAAATGCATTGGTTGCCTTGCGTGAAAAAGGTTTGAGCGTGCGACAAATTGCGGGCATATACGGCGTATCCTATACATTTGTTAGAAATCGCTTGTTAGCTGCTGGGGTAAACCTTGAAAGAATAAAAACTAAAAATAAAATTATCTATGAATATGAAAGGGGAATTAATAAATGAGTGTAAAGGTAGACATTGGGAACGGTAGAGTTTTTACATGTGAGCAACTAGCCAGCGCATTAACGTTGGTTGTTGATGACATGATTTTAAAACCAAAGGTAACGCAAGATAGATTTTTAGTAACGCTTGAATACAAATATCACAAAGACGGAAAAACGAAGCGATTACGTCAAGCACTTTCCAAAATGGTAATGGAAGCATTTAACGGAACGCTTGAAGTGTACTCATACCAAGTACGCCGACAAATAAGGGAAATTATTGTAAAAGGGGAATTATACGATGAAGAATGAGCAAAAATGGTTATTACAAGAAATGTATAACGAAGGTTATCGAGATATTAAGATTGAAGGCGTTTATGCATTTTTCGTAAATCCTACATTTATCGAAAACGGCGGGAATTTTAAGATACGCGATCATACCCCAAGAATTCCGTGCAAGGTGCTGGGGTTAAGTCCTAAAACTGAAAAATATTCTATTGCAGCATTGTTGGGTATTGTGGAATGGGAAAGGGTTCCGATTGATACGCCTATCATCGTGAAAACGCCATACGGCGAATATAAGCGGTATTTCGCCGAATATAACAAAGGTAAAGTTTGGTATTATAACTCCGGAGCAACAAGCTGGAGTAACGGCTTGTTTGGATTAGTTACAGGCGCAGCACCATGCGATGTGAGGTTAGCAGAAAATGCCAGTAATTGACATAGTATTCAAAGGTCGCCCGATTACTAAAAAGAACCACGGGCAAATAGTGAAACGTGGCAACAAGCTGGGTTACATTCAATCAGAAGCATATAGAAGCTATGAAGAAGCTTGTTTGTGGCAACTGGCTGGCAAGAAACTGCATATATCCGGCATTGTGGTTGTTGAGTGTAAATACTATCTTCCCAATAAAAGAAGTTGGCCGGACTTAATCGGACTATTACAGGCAACCAGCGACATGCTGACAAAAGCCAAAGTAATAGATGACGATAAATGGATATGTTCTTATGGTGAAAGCTGCATTGCTGGTATTGATAAGGAAAACCCGCGGGCAGAAATTCGTATTATGGATAGAAAAAATAAAGTATTGGAAGTGTTATTGAAATGAGGGGCAATAAATGGAACTACTAAACAGGATTAAACGCATCTTTGGCTATAAACGATATAATGCGGACGTTATCAAGGTTAAGCGATGCATGCCCGGTGTGTTGATGCCAAAAGTTGGCAGCGAAGATGTTGCCGGCATGGACTTTTATCAACCAGAAGGCGTAGTAATAGAACCGCATCAAACGCAATATATAACGCTAGGTTTAGCGGTGGAAATTCCAAAGGGTTATATGTTGATGCTGGCGCCACGATCTAGCATGAGCAAAACGCCGTTAATTATCCCGAATTCGTTCGGGGTGATTGATGCAGATTATCGTGGTGAAATTAAAGCGATATTACACAATACCAGCAATGATGCGTATTTAATTCAAAAGGGCGATAGATTAGTACAGGGTATTCTAGTACCGATTGGCGCATTAAAACTGTTAGAGGTTGCACAATTAACTGAAACGGCGCGCGGTACTGGTGGCATTGGAAGCACGGGTAAATAATCATGATTAAATTCTTGTTTGATGCTGCATTGGTATTTTCGTTAGTTGTAGCATTGTTTAAGCTGGTATCGCTATTTACGGCATAGTGGATAAGGGGCGAAATAAACGCCCCTTTGATATAATATTAGTAGGCGAAAGGGGAAATGTGTATGCCTATTATTAACCCGATGTATTTGTATTTGATTGAGGTACTACATAATTTAGACGTGTTTAATCAAGGTGTTTTTATACTGGCATCAGCTATATTGTTTGTGCTTGTAGTTGTTTATCCGGAAAGCGTAACATATGGCGATGAGAAAAAACTTAAAAAATATATTTATATTTGCGGTTTTGTGTGGCTGATATCACTTATTATTTGTGTTTTTGTACCTACCAAAGATGCTATGTATAAAATGCTGTTGGCGCATTATGTAACAACTGACAATATCCAATTAGTTAATGATGCTATTAAAGGCAATTTACAGGACTATTTAAACATGTTAGGGGAAACAGTTAAGAACATGCGATAATGAACCATACGGGGGAAATATGACGGATAAAGACTACAGGGAATTAGCGAAAGAGTATTTAGAACCGATTAAATTAATCACAATGAAGATTAATTCGTTAAAAGAGGATCTAAAGCATCTACAATCAGATATTACAACAATAGGCGCCGTGGATTATTCCAAAGAACGCCTAACAGGCGGCGGAACACCGGGCGGACTAGAACAACAAATTGTTAGACTAGAAAGCAAGCGTGATGCCGTACACAAAGAAATAGGCGCATTGATTGATGAAAGGGAAACCGCGGCGGATATCATCAACACATGCACCAAAGGCAAAACAAATATTTTATTGTTACGTGAATACATCGACGGCAAAAGCGCCAAGCATGCGCGGTATTTTACAGACCTAGAAAAGTCGCAAGCGGCAGAACTTAAAACGGCTGGCCTTGTACAAGTAGGGTATTATTTACACCATACATATTACGCATGCATGTATAATGCTAAATCGGTATAAGTCGGACTAAATCGGACTATATCGGAAACCGGCGGAAACGCCATATATAGTATAATTATATTGTCATATGATGCTTAAAAGCCATTGACGTAAATTCTCCTATTAGATGCATACAACACATGGGGAACTTTGGGCCGTTCCCCTTGCGTGTTGTATACAGTACCGGCATAACTCCTTTCGATAAACACAATGAACACATGCCATACAATCCTTGTTAAATATGTACTTCCTAATAACATAACTGCTTGTACGAATTCATAGATTGCCGGTATTGTATAGAACATACAAACAAATTGAATAAAAATATCAGAATATGAGGTATATCCACGGCGATATATCTCATTTTTTGTATAAAGGCGACATTTACAGTTTTGAGCAACAAAAAAACCGCTATTTCTAGCGGCTTTGTGTATCTGTAACGATATGGGTTATGGCGGTTACAATGTAGGAACCTTGAATGCGATCACCTATGCGAATATCACGCATGCGGGAATACCCGCGTACACCGGCGATGTGTACCCTAGTAAGTGGATTACCTATACAATCGCCTTTTTGAGTTTTTACAATTATTTTGTGAGTGATGTTGTATTTCATGGTAAATCTCCTTTACTGTTATTCGAAGTAGTGGCAAGCAATAACTTCATTTGTGTTATTGTCGATTAATTGCCATTCAAAACCAAAACTCATTGTACTGATGAAATCGGAAGCATCTGTTTTATTTTCAAATTTCCATGTTTTGTTAGTGTTTACGTCTTTAAGTGTTAGCATTGTAAATTCTCCTTTTTGAATACTTTCGTTTTCTGATGTATCTTATGGCTTAATTATACTTGCGTTTTCGCAAGTAGTCAATAGGGAAATTGAAAATTTTTCAAAAAAGTTTTGTGAAGGTGGTGAAAAGCTAGTGAATATAATATGTACAAAGTCGAAATGTCTTAATAATAAGGGCGGAAAATGTACGGCCAACGAAATATATTACGATGGCTTATGTCAAACATATTGCACTAGCAAACACGCATCTAAGCAAGTCGCCGGAATTTGTACACGATCACATGGCAGAATGAAAAGCAAAGATAACAATATACTACGATAGGAGGTGAAACAATGGCTAAGACTACATATAAGGATTGGGAAGCAGAAGAAAAGATTTTACTGTTACAAGGCTGGGCGCGTAACGGTTTAACAAATGAACAGATTGCCAGCAATATGAGTATTGGCATAACTACCCTTTGGGAATGGCGCAAGAAATCACCGAAAATAGCGAACGCCCTAAAAATAGGAAAAGATGAAGCAGACATACAAGTTGAAAACGCACTTTATAAAGCAGCGTTGAAAGGTAATACAACGGCTATGATTTTCTGGCTTAAAAATCGACGTTCTAAAGATTGGCGGGATAAGATACAACAGGAAATCACAACAGAAAGCGCCGTTAAGTTGGTTATTGATAATAATGAATTGAGTGAACCAGATGAGTAAAACAAATCTGTTTCGCGATGTGATACGGCCAACGCCCAAACAAAAGGAATTTTTAAGGGCAGTTAAAAGTAACATATATACGCTATATGGCGGTGCTGCTGGTGGTGGTAAATCGTATATACTCCGTTGGGGTTTGATATGGCTTTTAATTGATTGGTTCATCAAAACAGGAATTAAAGGCATACGCGTTGGGTTGTTTTGTGAAGATTACCCAAGTTTAGATGATCGTCAAATTTCTAAAATCAAAATGGAGTTTCCAGAATGGTTAGGAACCTACAAAGAAAGCAACCATGAATTCACATTGAACGATGAATTAGGCGACGGCGTGATATGTTTTCGTAATCTGGATAAACCTAGTAAATATCTTTCTAGCGAATTTGCTGCTATTGCTATTGATGAATTGACTTTGAATAGCCGCGACGTGTTCGACTTCTTGCGTATGCGGCTCCGTTGGACTGGTATAAGTGATACTAAGTTAATCGCTGCAACTAACCCGGGCGGTAAAGGCCATATGTGGGTAAAGGATTTATTCATTGATAGGAATTTTACAAAGGAAATGCAACCGTTCGCCGATAAGATTGCATATATCCAAGCAAGGGCAAGCGATAACCCGTATCTATCACAAAGTTATATAGATGCACTTAACACGTTGCCGGAAAAACTACGTAAGGCGTATTTAGACGGCGATTGGAATATATTTGAAGGTCAAGTATTTACAGAATTCCGCACCGATAAGCATGTAATAGAACCATTTGAAATACCGCATCATTGGCAACGATATCGTTCAATGGACTGGGGATATACGAAACCATATGCAGTATATTCTTATGCGGTTGATTATGACGACGTTTTATATATTACTGGTGAGTATTACGGTTGTAAGCCGGGCATGCCAGATACAGGAACGCAAGAAACCGCGCGGGAAGTTGCACAAAAGATAGAACACTTGAAAGACTATCAAGGTGTGGCAGACCCCGCTATATGGCAACGAACAGGGCATGACGGGCCAACGATTGCGGAAATATTTGCAACGGAAGGCGTGTATTGGACGAGGGCAGATAATGATAGATTAGCCGGACTTATGCAAGTACATCAACGATTAAAAGAAGGTAAGCTAAAGATATTTAGTAATTGCGTACACCTAATACGCACGTTACCAGCTTTAACCTACGATAAAATCAAAGTAGAAGACGTAGATACAAAGCAAGAAGATCATGCGTATGATGCGGTGCGTTATATGTGCATGGCAAGACCGGTTAAATCAGTTAAACCAGAAAAGCCATTCAATGACGGTTATAGATATGTTGACGATAGCGAAGGAGAAACGAGCGCATGGGGCGTATGAGTGAAAGGGCGTTGCGTGATTACGCCTTTAAGGTTCTTAAATCGGAATATGGCGAACGTGAAGAAAAGGGCGTTATTATTCCGGCGAAATATACAGATGCACAACTAGCGGAATTTGCCAAAGCAATGCCGCAATGGCAGTTAGAGCAAATGTACGATATGATATATGGTTCTGAAATGGTGGAGTAATGAACATAGAACAAACTTTTGATATATACGAAGCAAAACAAAATGTAAAAAGTGCATTAGCCGCCACGTCAGAATGGCGCAAGGCAGCCGCAGAAGATTTTGCATTTATGCAAGGTAAGCAATGGCAAGACGGCGATTTAAAGAAAATGCGCGAAGCTGGACGGCCAGCAATTACAATTAATAGAATTAGACCGGTTATTAATCTGTTATGCGGTTATGCATCACAGAACGAAACAGAACCGGACTTTTTACCACGTTCTGAAGAAGATGATAGAATTAGCCGTGTTGCTAAAGGTATCACAAAATACTGTTTAGACCGTGCGAATTATCAACGCAATAAAGGCAAATGTTTCCGCGATAAGATTATTTGCGGTTTAGCCAATTACTGGGTATCCTATGAATTCGACTATACGAAGTTAGACGGTACTATTCAAATTGAACGTGTTTCTCCGTTTGATGCTTTCATAGATCCGGAATGTAAGAAAGACGATTTAAGCGATGCGCAATATGTTGGCCGTTATAGTTGGGAAAGCACGGCGAAACTAAAGCAAGTGTACCCCGATAAGGTTAATGAAATTGATGCACTTAAACATAAGTACGATGATACCGAACAAGAAGCCGGCATAGTTGAAACGGTGGACGGTGAGGCGTTATGGTACAACAACAATTACAATAAAATCCGTGTAGTGCAGTACTGGTATAAAGAATACGGCAAAAGAAATGTATTCATGACTAAAGAGGGGTTAATTGATGAAGCTAACCCGTTATTTGTTGTATTAATGGCTACAGGAAAGAAACCTACAAGTATTCCAGATACTAAAATCAGATATGCGACATTCGCCGATGATGTACTACTTGAAGAAGGCGAAAGCCCGTATAAACACGGTAAATTTCCGTTAGTGCGTGAATATTGCTATTACACCGGCGAATTGGTAGATGATGAACTAGAACCGGCTGGCGTAGTGCGTGATATTAAAGATGCACAACGTGAGTTAAATAAAAACCGAAGCCAACGCATGCACGTTGTTAATCAACAATCATTAGGCGTTAAGTTCTGGCAAGGTCAACTAACCGAACAAGTTAAGCGCGATATTAAAAATAATAGCACTAAACCGGGCGCGAATATCTGGTTACCGCCGGGCGTATCGTTCATGGACGGCACTCCGGCAATGGATAGCAATATCAACATGAGCCTTGAGCAACAATCAAGTAATGATTTCTATTCTATCAGCGGTATCACTCCGGAAAGCCTAAGCGGTAGCGTTGGCAGTATGAGCGGCAAGGCTATTGATTTACGTCAATCTGTAACAACTGTTCAAACGGCTGGTATCTTTGAGCAATCAAAAGAAGCAGAACGCCAAATTGTTAAACTCTTATGGGGTGAGAAAAACGCACCGGGTTTAATTCCACAATTCTATAATGAAGCCAAAGCAATGCGCATTATGGGCGACGACGGTCAAAAAGAGTTTGTACAGATTGCACCGGGTTTAAATCAACCTATGCAAGAACAAGTTTTAACCGATGTACTAGGGCAGCCACAAACTGATGCGGAAGGTAATCCGATTAAACAAGTGCTTTATGATCTAAGCGCCTTTGATTTCGATATTGTAATCAGTACAAGCCAAGCAAGCGCAACGGCAAGACGTGCTAACCTTTACCAATTATTGGAAGCTAAGAAGTCCGGCGTTGACATTCCTATGGATATCATTCTTGATTTTATGGACTTCCCGGAAAAAGAAACGGTTAAGAAACGCATGCAAGAAGCGGCAGAAAAACCAGCGTTACCAGAATTGCGGGTAAGCGGTTCACTTGATGATATGCCGGCGGAAGCGTTGAGTATGTACTTGCAAACGCTAGGCGTTCAGATTTCACCGCAACAAATCATGGCGGAACGGTTAGCCTTGAAAGGTAAGGGGCAAAACATTCAAAATGCACCGCCAATTTTACCGCCTATGAACGATTTAGGCGGTATGTAATATAAACTATCAACACAATAATAAACGCTCCGTAATGGGGCGTTTTTTATATTATTTTCGCCCTAAGTAACGGCGTTAAAAGGCTTGCTTATACATTATCGCCCGGCAACGGCGTTAAACTGCCATATTTCTTTATTCGTCCGGCAATGACGTTAAAAGGCTAAGGAGTATTAGATATGGAAAAAGATTTAGTTAATATCGAAGATGCTGGTTTCACTCCGGAAGATTTAGAAAACGCGGGCGTGAACGTTGATGAACATACCGAAGAAACGGATACACCAGAAGCGGGAACAGATGAACCCTCTACAGATGATGCGGCGGAAAGTGATGCGAATGATGCGGAAGTAGATGCAGCGGCGCCGAACACTAATGACGAAGAACCGGAACACGAAGAAAACCATACAAACGATAACAATCTAAAAGCGGCACTTGCACAGGAACGCGCAAGACGTAAGGCGGCCGAAGAACGCGCAAGAAAATTTGAAGCGCAACAAAGACCAATTACATTGCCAGATAATGAAGTATCTGATATTCGGGACTTTGTACGCCGTGAAGCATTGAAACGCTTTAATTTAACGGCGGAAGATTTAGAAAGTCTTATGTTTGAAGATGTAAACAAATACAACGATTTCATTCGTTTTGAAGCTAACGCAGAATACACGATCACAAATCAACAGTTAGCAGTACACCAACAAAGACAAACAAATCTAAATTTCGTAAATGAAATTAAATCATTACCAAATTTCGGGGAACTATATCAACGCGGATTAGAAAAGCTAAACGGCATGACAATGCGCGATGCACAACCAATAAACGATGCGTTCTACCGCGTTGATATTGGAGAAGGTACCGATGCCGATTTTGAAACAATTAGGAAGTTTGTAAATGAACTGCAAAATGAATGGGCAACGAATACCGACGTTACGAATAACCCGTTACAGGTGGCCGCAACGTTGCCAAAGGCTGGCGCGTTAAACGGTGGCGTTCCTACACCTAACAAGGTAACAGAAGAAGAAATTTTGAAAGCGTATCAAACAGGCAACCTTGATGCATTGCCGGACGATGTACGCAAATATTTTGACGAATTATAAGGGGTAAAATATGGCAGACCAAAGAAACCAAGTTAATATTCCAGCGAATTTAGTACCTAAAGTATGGGCTAAAAAAGTATGGCATGAAGGCGTAAAAGATAGTTATTTTGATAAATTTACCGCAATGGACGGTTCCAACGTAGTACACCAAAACAAAGACTTAACAAACGTTAAAGGCGATAGCGTAGTATTCGGCTTGATGATGAACTTAACAGGTTCCGGCGTTGAAGGTAATAGACAAAAATTATCTGGCTCCGAAGATACTTTGAACATTTATGATTTCACAGTACAAACTCAATTAGTACGTAATGCGGTATCCCGTTTTGAAGCGGACGACCAAAAAAGCCAATACGATATGTTGAAAGAAATTAAAGTTGTTTTGAAACAATGGTTATCTGATTGGTTAGATGATAAATTAATTTCTAAACTTTCCTATAATCCGCTTTCTACTGAAACGGTATTTGCAGGTGCAGCCGGTACACAATCCGCCATCACGGCAAATGATAAATTAACAACAACGCTAATTTCCCGTGCTAAACGTAAAGCGATGATGCATACACCAAAAGTGCAACCAATTAAAGTTGACGGTATGGATAAGTACATTATGCTTGTTCACCCATGGGCGGCACGTGATTTAAAAGATGATCCAAAATGGTTGGCAGCACAACAAAACGCAAATGTTCGTGGTTCTAAAAACCCTATTTTCACAGGTGCGTTAGGTGAATATGACGGCGTTATTCTTTACGAATACGAACGCGTATTATCCGATAACACAGGCGCATCTAGTGCGAATGTATGCCATAACTTATTGTTAGGCAAACAGGCTGCATGTTTCGCAGTAGCAAGACCAGCAAAACACATCGAACAAACAGACGATTACGGCAACATTGCCGGTAATGGTATCGCGTTCTATGGTGCAGTTGAAAAAACAAAATTCAACGGTAAAGATTACGGTTCTATTCAAGTATTAACAGGCGGCGCAGTAGAACGCTAATTATGATAGGCGGGGTAATACCCGCCTTTATTCTTATATGGGGTGAATATGAACGTAAAACAAATAGTAAATAGGGCGTTCATGCAAATAGGCGATACATCGCAAGAAACGTATACACCATACCAGTTATTGGAGTATTACAACGAAGGCAATCACCTATTGAGCGCTTTAATTAGCCAATATTGCCCTAGCCTTGCAACTGCCACATATGAAGATAGAGGAACAGGGCGCATCGCGCTTCCGTTCCAATGCATCGGAGTATTGAAGGTAAAAGCAGATGATGCGGAAGTGCAAGGGTATCATGTATTGAATTTACAAACGGTAGTATTTAATGCGGATCATGAGCAGAAAATAACCGTTGATTATATAAAAACTGCTGGTTATAAAACGCTAGATGATGAAAGCGGACTACCGGCAGAACTAGAAACATTGTTAGTTGATTACATTGTATATCGAATTATGAACCTTGATATTACCGGTATTACTGGCAATATGGTTAGTGCGTTGCAATCAATCAATAACGGTTTAGGAAATAATGAAAGTGTAATTGCGGAAGGGTATTGGAATTATGGTTGTAAAAGAACTGATTACTCTGGTTAATGTAGAGTCAAACGAAATACTAGATGAACAGTTAGAATATATCCAGTACATCAACGCAGCTATTGACTGGCTAACTACTATTCTAGTCAGCATTAAAGACCGTGAAGTAGTTAAGAATACGGATATACCCAATCTAAAAGGCGTTCCGTCCGATTTTATGGGGTTCGTTCCTAAGAGTGGCTATCCTATCCGCATCATTAACGGCACGTTTGAAACCTATGACGGTCAAACGGTTAAAGAGGTATTCTATAGCGTACGTAAAAACCACGTAGACGAAATGGACGATACAATACCGTTTTCTGAATTCTTTCATCAGTACTTAGTGCAGCTTGTATCTTTCATGGTTAAAAAGAAATCACTCATGACTGACTACGCTGCCTATGATAAACAATTCATAGACTACATCACGGAACAAATTAAGGTGGCACGGGGTATAACATAATGGGCGTAAAACAAGTAGCCATGACGAATGGTTTCAGATTGGGCCTTGATTGGAGTAACCCGCCGGAGAATATCGACGTACAAGCCTTAACACAGGCTAGGCAATGTGAATTCGATAGAACGGATAATGCACTCCGTACTGTTCCGGGTGTTCGTATTATGTATGATTTTGGGCAACCAGTCGAAACCTTGTATTATGATGTGTACCGTCATAAGTGGTACTTTTCTAGTGGGCGTAATTTATATGAAACTGATTTCAGTACTAATAAATTACTAGGCGCGTTGAACGGTACAAATAAGCCTAAGTATCACGCATTTGGCGGTGATATTCTCATCGCAAGCGGTGATAAGTTGCAAGTTGTTTCGGGTTCCGGCAAGTTGGCAACGCTAGAAAGTCCGGTATGTGATATTGTTTCAAGTCATTCCGGGCGTGTATTGATTGCTTCTACTAAATCGCACCGGCTAAACTGGAGCGCAGTAGGCGACTACAACGCATGGAACCATAACAACAATGATGCATCAAGTGCGCAATATGTAGACGTTGGCTATAAAGACCAAGGCAGTATTATTGCCGTAGATTTCTTATCACGTGCAATTATTGTTTATAAAGAATATGGCCGTGTGTATCAAGTAGTTGGCACGCCAGATGCAAAAGATTTAACCGTGTATCCTTTATCTTCTACTGGTTATTGTAGCGGTGCAACGATAAGCATTGATGATCGTAGCTATTATTTAGGCAATCAAGGTTTCATGTCATTCATGCCTACTAATACCTATGCAGAAATACAACCGTTTGAAACTGGCTTAAATATCAACTCTTATTTATTGAAGTACATTACGAAAGACTGTGAAGTATGGCATATATCCAGCCGTAAACAAATTTGGATAAAACCATATAACGGTGATACAATCTTTATGTATCACTACTTGCCACGCTATGAGGACGGGCGCGGAGTTTTCACATCAAGAAAATTCACGTACAACATCAATGATGCGGTGAATGTAGATAAAGAAGTATACATAGCCTACGGCAATAAGATTGGTATTCTTGATGAAACTATAGATACCGATGATAATGTACAAATTCAAACGTCAATAGTAAGTGGCAATAGGTTGGCAACAAGACAATTCATATTAATTATGAACTATAACTTTGTAACGCATAACCTTATTTCTGGCTATGGTACTATTGGCATTTCAAACAAAAAACCTAAACCGATTGAATTCGCTAGTAAGTCAATTAAAACCTACTATGCGAATTTTAAGACCTATGATTATAAAGCGTTGATGAATGTCAATGAATACACGAAGGCTTATAAAATCGGTGGCGGTGCTAACCGTAATGTACAATTTAAAATCAATGTTCAAAAGGGCGCTATTTCATTACGCCAGTTAGATTACACATACGAGGAAGTTTAAATATGGCATATAAAGAAAAATACCCTTTGGATATTACGCCACAGGGTGATACAGTTCCGGAAAGTATCAAGAAAAACCGCGATGAACTGTTAAATATTGCGCAACAAATGGAACTAAAAGCCGGCGGCGGCGGTGGTACTGGCGGTGGTGGTGGCCTACGTAATCGCGTATTAAGTGGTAAAGTAAGCAATGGCGAATTTTCCTTTTTAACAGGCGACAACCTAAGCGTAATGATTGACGGCAGTCAAACGCCTGTTCTTGTATCATTCGCGGACGGTTTCAATGATTACGGCGCCGTTGACTATATCCAAACAATTAACCGTAAGCAAAGTGCATGGAGCCTACCGGCTAATAGTACATCGTATTTATATATTGAACGTTCCGCATCTGGCGGCTTAACCTATGGCAGTACAACACTTGAACCACTACGCCAGCCAAATGCACCAGCAGCGGCAACAGATAAAATGTACTACAACACCACAAACGAAAAAATGAATGTGTACACAGGCACATACTGGAAAAGCATTTTACGTGTAGTGGTGGCTATTGTAGTAACAGATGCAACCCGTGTTAAGTCGATTAAGTATTATGATCCATACTTAAACACGGCAACCGATGCCGTAATAGGTACGCGCACGGTAGACGGTAAAGACTATATGATTACTGACATTCTAAATAAAATGGCGGAAGCTATTAAAAAGATTGCTGGTGATGCTAGTTTTACCAACAACCCGAGCCGTACATTAAAAGCGCTATCTGATACGGTAAATGGTTTAAGTAGTGTTTACTACAGAAAAACCGATACAGTAGCGTTATCAACACGGGCATTAAACGCAGACAATGCAATACATGCGGGAACGGCAAATATCGCAACGCAAAACGTCAATAAGTCCGGCGATACCATGACGGGTACGTTAAAGGTTCCGGGCCTTACTGGTAATGCGATTGATTTAGACTATTACGCTAAAAATAGTATTGGCTATAGTGGCTTTACCTTTGGGGAATGTAACCAGTACACAATATGGGGTTCTAAATATTGGGGAACGGGCGCTATGTTCTCATGGAATTCAGGCGATAACCGCATATTAGGTTCTCAACTTTATTTTGCTAACACTAAGGCGGCGTTTATTCGGTTTGATAACAATGTAAATATGGCTACAGAATGGCAACGAATAGCAACGTTTGAAAATAACAATACGCTAACATTCCCGAATGGCGCTAAGTTGAAGGTGGAATAGTATGCCTAACCTAGTACTTGAAAAAGGCGGTCAAACATTCCGGTTCGGACTGCACGAAGAAAAAAGCGTAACGCGTGGAAAGTTTATTACCGTACCATTCAATGGTAAAGACTACTATGCACGATATGGCGATACACCAACACCGTTAAAGGTTGAGAAAGACGGACGAACGTATTCCATTCAATATGAACCGGTTGAATTTTTGGCGTACCCGTGGTTTAGAAGCGGTGACGGTAACGGACTTTATAAAGAAACTGTATTCTTGCCGAAAGGGCGATACAGAATTACTTATAAATATAGTTACAAAGATAGTAATGATGTGTTAAAAACAGGAACTAGCAGTGAAACTTTTGTTGTAAATACAAGCCAAGAAGTACGTATGAAAATAGAATACAACCAAGAAGTAAATATTCATAGAATATGGGTTACGATACCGGATATATACAAAGGATATCAAAATAGGTTATACGGCGATATTAGCTTTACAATCGAACGAATAGGGGAATAATAATGCAGCTTGATAGCTTAGAACATATGATAAAAGACTATGAACGGCGCACGGGTGAACGAATAAGCCTTGAGGGTTTTTATTTCGATGAAAACAACAATTACAAAGACAAATACAATTACTATTTCAAATGGTTCCCTAATGCGGGGTTCTTATTCTGGACTATCAACGAACATGACGGCCAGCGGTACTTTACTATATGGCAGACATACGGCGATATGAAAGTAATAGGTAAATATATTGTTGAAGTAATGAAGATGAATGATCTTGATGTAATTGTAACGGCAACACATCGAAGCGTGCGCGGTTTCATTAAAAAGTGGAACATGGAACGCGTTCCAACTATGGACTATACATATAATGGGTTTGATTACAAAGTATTAAAAACAAAGCGTGAGCATTTGGAAGCTACTTTGTAGAAAGGAAAAGCATGTTTAAGTTTGACTTGCAATTATTTGGCGGCGGTAAAAAGTCGAAGGTACAAAGTATTGATGCTAAACTACCTACGGCAACGGCTGACGAAAAGCAACTATTACAAGGCCAAATGAATTGGATTAATAACACCAATCAAAGCGCCAACACCTTGCAAGGTATGGGCGATGCGGCCTTGAATAACGTGATAACGCCAGAATACGGCAGTATGTATAATGCGTATTTAGGCGCTAACCGTGGCAATCAAAATGCAATCGGGGCGTTACAGAATATGGTAACAACTGCCGGCGCCAAGAATTTGACGGATAACACTAGATACGCCAATCAATTAGCGGCAAGCGTTGATACTATGAACAATGGCGCAAGCCAACTGGCTAACGAATATAACGGCGCATTGCTTAAAAATCAAAGTGCAATGAATGGCATCACAAACGGCCAACTACCTACAGGCTATGCAGATGCTAGACGTCAAGCACTCAACAATGATTTACAGGCAACTGTAGGCAATGTAGTTTCTGGCCTAGCAAGTCGCGGTATTGTGAATTCATCTATCACAGATAGTACATTGAATGATATTAGTAAGAACGCATCGAATACACTTGCTGCACAATATTCAAATGATTTAGGCCAAGCGGCGGCGCTTAATACCCAAGCACTTAATAATAATTTAAGTGGCATCGGTGCAAAAATGGGGTTATGGGGTAATACCTACAACAATCAACAAAACGGCATCATTAATCAAGCAAATCTAATGAACCAAGGTTATGCGAATCAGATGAATAACGCCGGCACCGCAGCGGGGTTAGTAGGCCAACGCGAAGGGTTAGCACAAAACCCTATTAATACGGGTGCAACTACGCAAGAAGCGGCAATTCAGCCGGCCAAGGATTACTACTCTATAAGCCAGTTGAATAATGCAGATCAAGAAGATTTACTTAATAGATTTATGTCGTTACGCTATGGACTTGCAGCACCAGCTCAAACAATGGTTAAACAAGGTTCGGGCGGTTTCTTTGGAGGACTTATGAAAGGTTTTTGTTTTGTAGCGGGTACAGAAATTGCAACACCGGAAGGTGGCAAGGTTATTGAAGCGTTTGTAAATGGTGATACAGTTATCACGTTAGGTGCGGTTAATGATGTAATTGCATTGCATGATATGGGCGAAAAAGAAACACATCGCCTTGAAACTGTATCTTTCGGCGTAACAACCACAGGCACGGAAAAGGTATTAACTCCGGAAGGCTTGAAATTAGTTAGTGAATTGGTAGTTGGCGATGTTATTATGACGGTTAACGCTTATGAACCTGTTACATTCAGCGAAGCAACTGGCAATACTGAGCAAGTATACGAATTGCAATGTACTGGCGATAATTTATTCTATGCTAACGGTATTATGGCGGAAGGTATCAGCGAAGAAGAATTGAAACTTATTGCCGAAGCACCGGCGGAAGCACTAGAAGAAACGCCGGAAGAAAAGCCAGAAAAGAAAACGACAAAAAAATCTAAGAAAGCGGATAAAGTAGCAGAAGAAGCAACCGAAGAAGTTGAGAAAGTAGAGGAGTAACGCTATGGGCGTAATCTATGTTAAAGACTTTGAACCGTGGGCGGCGTTAGGCGAATTAGCGGGGCAATACTTTTCGCATCGCTTAGGCGCTTTGCAGAATAACAAAATGGCGAAAGGCTATCAATCCATGCTAGGCGGTGGCGGTGGTGGCGGGGAACAAGATCCTAACGCACTGCAAATCATGGAAAACAACAACCGCACGGCTGGAATGGTGCCACAACCTAATAGCGCGGGGCAAATCAATCAGTTACTGGCTAACTCTAATAACCCTATTGCCAATAACTTAATGCAAAAAAATAATGTTGGCTTATGGGGCGGCCAAAATCCGGCAGCACCAGCACAACCAATGCAAGCGAACACGGATACACCGGCACCAACGCCGATTAATGATGCACGCTTCAACGGTTATGCTAATGCGCCAAGTCCTACGCTACAACAACAATTACAGGCACAACCACAGGCGCCACAACCACAACAAAATACGGGGTTATGGAACTTCCAAAATTTAAACAATACTGGTATTAATACAGGGGTACCGCAATCATATCAAGAAATGATGCAACAACGGCAAAACGCACCTTTTCATGGGGCGCCCAATTCGGACGTAAATGGTAACGCCGAAGCGGATAAAGCGCCGGGCCAATACTCTATACCAGATAAAGCAACCGTAACAAGTGAAGCACGCAAAAGACTAGGGGCCAATACGTTGGCCCTAGTTAAAGCGGGTTTTGATTTCAAAACGGCACAAAGCCTTGCAAGCGATCAATACCAAAATGACATTAGCACAATGTATGCGCAACAAGTTAACGAATATCAAGAAAAAGTGCTTGAACCTATGCGCCAACAAATCATGAACAATCTTGTATTTACACAGGATAAAGACGGCAACCCGGTTGTAGATACCTACAACACAAAACGGGTTAAAGGTTTGGCACCAGCCGTTGCAAGATATAACTATCTAGCCGGTAAAGTAGGCGCTGGCACTATTGATATGAATAACTTGAATTCTATTGCGGCACTTGATAAACCGGACTATAAATTTAGTTCCGCACAAAACGGCCATATTGTACGCTACAACATGGGCGACGGTACTATTCAAGATATGGGCGGTTATGGCAAGGTTGAAACAAAACAATTTGCGAACGGCCAAGTTATCGTAATGACTCCGGACGGTCAAATGAAAAACATCGGTAATTTCGGTGCTAAAAATATTAAAGTTATGCCGGACGGCAAGACATATATTGTTGGCACAGACGGCAGCATGAAATATGTAGGTACTCACGTTAAACCGGCAACACCGGCACAATCTGGCACTAGCGGATATAACGCACAAGTATTACGTACGTTATCCGCGCAGCATACTGCATGGGTTAAATCTAACCCAGATAAAGCAGAAACTGAAAGCCCTTATTACGGGCAGTTACAAAGCGCGTTAAGTGGTGCTCCTACTGCTGGCGGTGGTGGTGCTGGAGCGCCAACGGTTAAACGGCAACCTACTTATTCAAGCGAAGAACAAGCAGCAGTTTCTAAGCGAATGAATGAACTTTCAGCGCAAGGCTGGAGCGATGAACAGATTGCAGCGGAACTTGATGCGGCCGGATACGGGCAGTATAAATCGTGGTTAAAATCTTATTAATAAAAGGGGTAAGCTAATGGGTGCGTTTGATGATATTACAGGCCAATACGGCAAGGCAGTTGGGAACAATAACAACGCCTTTGAAGATATTACAACCGAATACGGTTATGAAGTAGGCAACGCGCCCAAGCCTACTTTTTGGGACGGCGTTAAAAACAATGCCGAATGGGTAGCCAATGGCGTAAGCAATGCAGCATCTGGCGCAGCTAACCAAGTAAGTACAACGGCCGGAAATATGAAAGGCACCGTTGTTAATTGGTGGAATGATGCAACTAATGCCGTAGGCGCTGCACGTGATGCACGTCAAGCATCTATTAGTAATTCAGTAGATGCATACCGTAGGGGCGAAATTGATGCGACTGAATTAGATGAGGACGGTTTCAACGAAGATTATAAAACCGCCGATTATGACGCAAAATCACAGGCTGCATATAATACCGTTGTTGGACGTCCGGCGGGTTATTTAGCAATTACGCCATACGTTCCGCCGCCTGTACGTGCTGGTGCTGGTGTATTGGCAGCACCTACAATCATAGGCGATGCGGAAGATATGTATGAACAGAATTCTAGCGATTACGCAGCGGGCAACACAGAAAATATTATTGCGGATAGTCCGGCATTGACTACGGCAAAAGGGTTTTTATTAGATCCGATTACTAACCCTATAGGCCGTGCGATTGACTCACCGGGCGAATTCGCGCAAAATATCGTTGATAATCCATTTAATGCATGGGAAGACGTATTTCTACCGGCTGGCATGATACATGGGGCAACACCTAAAAAGGTATCTGGTGCAATCGGTGAACGTGTAGGGCGTGTTAGTGAACATATCAAAGAGAAAGCATCTAATGCATTTGAGGATATAGGAGAACGATTTAAACGGGAAGAACCGAATATGCAAGAAGGGGTATTGTATAACGCGTTTGAAGATGTACCAGTACCAGAAGAAACGGCAGTAGAACCGCGCGAATACTCCGAAGGTGGTTTGAACGGTCAAGCCTTTGAGGGAGAAACGGGTAATATTCAAGCAGATATCTACAACCGATATCGCCAGAACGGTTTGAGCGACGTCGAAGCGGCTGGCATGACTGGTAATATTGGCGCCGAAAGTAGTTTTAGTACAACAGTAACAAGCGGCGACGGTTACGGTTCCCGTGGTTTGGTTCAATTTACTGGGGATAGATTGAACGGCGAAAACGGCTTGTTGAAATTTGCGGAACGTAAGGGATTAGATCCATGGGATTGGCGTACGCAAGTTGATTTCAGCGTATGGGAATTACATAACACCGAAAGCGCTGCACTTGAAGCGATGCGCGCACGCCCAGATGCAACACCGGCGGAAATGGCGCGTATCATTCGTGAGAAATACGAAAGACCAGACCCAGCCGTAGCACATGATGAAGTGCGTGCAGAAATTGCAGAAAATACATTTAAAGGTAATTATGGTAAATATGAAAACGGGCCACGTGATGTATCCTTCAAAGATGAAACGTTAAACCCTAACTATAAAAGTCATGATGAACCATTTCGAGATGAATTTATAGAACGGGAAATGTCAAAAACCGAAGAACCGCATACAGATTTAAATAGTTTGGTTGAAAATACCGATAAAAAATCAGTTAAAAACGAAGATTTAGGTATAAACTATCAAGGCGAAGGCGAAACGGCCAGTACAGGCGAAATAAACGAATTTCAGCCGAAAGACCGTATAAATACTGAGTTTGTAGAGGGTGAAAAACCTAGAATTCAAGAAAAAGCGGTTGAAAACGATGTAAATAGTCAATTTCGATACGAAGAAGATGCTCCTAACGTAAGTTTGCGAAATGCGATTGATGAATTACCACAAAAAGCACGTGAAACGATCGTTAATGAATTAAAAGACGTTGTGAAACATGATGCATCTGAAACACGATTTGCTGAATTAGAAAATAAAGTACATTCTAATACAGAAATTTTGCAAGACTTAAACCGCGCAACAAAGCCGGATATTCCGAAAGCCGAACTTGATGCGGTAAAAGTCAAATTGTCAGAAAAACTTGATGTACCAGTTGAAGCGTTGAGCCACGAACACCTAGAACGTATTCGTACGGAACGTGCTGCCGAACTTATTGCAGATACGCAAGAACTTAAAACGCTAAAAGCGGAACCGGCAGAAGGTGGCGTGAGTCAATACGCGCAGCAACCTAGCCAATTACTAGAACATGCAACGCATGAACAAGTACACGAAGCCTTTGTGAAAGCTTTTGACGGCAACGAAACAATGGCAAATCGCTATTTGGAGAGTAAAGGTGTTAGACCTACGGAACCGCTACAATATAGCGTAAGGGGTAAGGATACACCGCATACTGGCGTTGATGAAGTAGAGCGATTAGGGCGAAGCGTAACACGTAAAGAAATATTAGATGCAGTTAATCACTTATTTAATCAACGTGTTAAAAGTGGCCGATTGGGTAAAGAAGGCGTTGGCGGTTGGTACAATACAAAAACCGATGTAATTCGTAGTGGTAATTATGGTGATTTACGCGTAATCATGCACGAGTTAGGGCATTACGTGGATAACTATTTTAAATTCAGTAATGAACCACGCTTTAACAATGAATTCAATAGGGTTATTCAAGACCGTTTCGGAAAAGCCTATGATAAGTTAGGCATGGAAGGCGTACGCGGTGAAGGCTATGCGGAATTCTTTCATGATTACGTAAGCGATCGCACCAAAGCGAAACGGGAATTTCCGGAATTTTACAAACACTTTACCGAAAAGATTGCAAAAGAACCGGAGTTAAACGGCATCACAAATAAATTATCCCAATTAGTTCACGAATGGCACCGTCAAGGCGGGGCAGAACGTGTAAAGGGTAGTATTTCATTTGAAAGTAAAGGTAAAGTAAGCCAAGCTATTGATGCGGTTAAACGTGGCGAAGCTAAAGACGTAATCAAAAAAGCGTTAAATGATGTATACACTAAAGCTATTGATGAATTGAACCCGTTGAAGGATTTAGTTGAGGAAGTCGAACGCCAAACAGGCGAAAAGATTGCCTTTGATGATAATCCATATATGCAAGCGTGGTTAGCGCGTGGCTGGGTAGGTAAAGCAGAAACGCTTATTGAACACGGCGCACCGGAACACGGTATAAAATCACTCAAAGAAATTTTGAAGGGCGTAGGAGAAAAAGAGCATAAGGAATTCTCCGCATACCTTGTAGCCTTGCATGATTTAGACCTACATAAGAACAAACAAAAAGCGACGTTTGATTATACCGAAGATGCTGCCGTACTAGGTAAGCACGCCGGAAATGAACGTTTTCAAAAGGCAGCAGTTGAAATATATAAATATCAAGATTATTTATTGCAAATGCTGGTTAAAGAAGGCATGCTAACCGCTAAGGCGTATCATACAATGCGGAAAATGTACCCGCATTATATTCCATTCTTCCGTGATATGTCAGATGCTGGCATGCAGTCGTTCTTATCTGGTGGAAAAGGTTTTATTGATGTATCTAGTCCGGTAAAACGTTTTAAAGGTAGTACGCGCGATATCATTGATCCGTTGGAAAGCATTATAAAAAATACCTTCCAATTTTATAATACAATCGAACGCAATCACGTTGGCCGTACATTCGCAAAACTTGCCGATAAAAACGGCGTAGGTCAAATTGTGGAACGTGTACATGGCAATAAGGCGAAAACTGATAATACATTTAATGTTTGGGAAAATGGCGAAAAGGTAACATACGAAACAACACCGGAACTTATCCAAACGATGCGTATGTTAGATAAAGACCAATCTAATATGGTTGTTAAAATCTTTTCATATCCGGCTAACTGGTTACGTGCTGGCGCTACATTATCACCAGAATTTATTTTGAGAAACCCTGTACGCGATATGATAGGCGCATCTATCTATTCTAAGCATGGTTTCATTCCTATAGTTGATACCTTTAAGGGGTTAGCATCATTCCTTAAAAAAGGCGAATTATACTGGGAATATATGAAGTCCGGCGCAGCACATGCGGCAATGGTTTCGTTAGACCGTGATTATTTAGGCGGCCAATTACGCGATATTATGGGGCGTGAAAGTAAGGCTACAAAACTCATTAAAAATCCGCTTGAATTGTTGCGCGCTATGAGTGAAGCAACAGAAATGGCAACGCGATTGGCGGAGTATGACAATGCAAGAAAGGGTTATACCGGGTTAAGAAATCGCCTATTTGGTAAAGAAAGAAAGCCGTTATCAGCACGCGAAGCAGCGTTAGAAAGCCGTGATATTACGCTAGATTTCAGCCGTAGAGGTACACATACAAAACGGCTAAATCAAATAACGGCCTTCTTTAATGCAACATTACAAGGCGCCGACAAAATGGCCCGTGCGTTTAAAGAAGATCCGCGCGGTATGACGGTAAAAACAATGCTATACATTACGTTACCAAGTGTTTTGTTATGGTACATGAATAAAGATGATGAACGATATCAAGAATTGCCGCAATGGGAAAAAGATACATTCTGGATAATTCCGGGTAAAGAAAATATGTATAAAATTCCTAAGCCGTTTGAAGCTGGCGTATTATTCGGTACATCGTTTGAACGTATGTTACAATACATGGACGATGCGAAAAACAACCGTAAAAGCGTAGGTTTTAAAGGATACGGCGAGCGTGTAATGGATAGTTTGGCTCCGGGGTTAATTCCTACGGGTGCAATTCCTGTTCTTGAATATATGACAAATCATTCGTTCTTTAGACAACGCAATATTATTCCGCAATCTCAAGAAAATTTACCAGCACGCCTACAGTACGGCGCTAATTCTAGCGAAGTCGCAAAATTCGTAGGCGATAAAATCAACGTTTCGCCGTATTTTGTAGACAATACAATAAGAGGGTACGGCGGCGGCCTTGCTGGGTTGGGTTTAAGCGCTATTGATGCGGCATCTGGTGCAAAAGAAAATAACACCGCTAAAAAGTGGTACGAAGCGCCGGGGTTAAGAGGGTTTACCGCGGCACCTTATCAATCGTCAAATAGCGTTCAACGTGTATATGATGATTATAAAGAGCAAGAAAAACTGCATAATGCGTTCAAGCTAACAGGGCAACGGCCAGAAGGGTACGATGCCAAAGAATTTGCACGGCTTAAAAATGCAAGTGATAGCCTAAAGAACTTGAACAAAGCATCTAAGGCTATTATTAATAATGAACGCATGAGCGGCGAACAAAAGAGGGAACAACTAGATAAAATTAATATGAGGAAAGCCAATATAGCGCGTAGCGTATATGGCTTAGGTAAGGTTAAATGAGGGGTAAGTAATGGATCATTTCACTAGGTTTTTTATTGAGTGTTGGAACTCTTTAACGGAAGGTTTTATTTTAAAAACTCTATTAAGTGGCGCCGGTGCGCTGGGCATGTGGCTAATAGGTATAAAACACGTTCAAATATTGGGCGTGTTTATTTTATTGGTATTCGTTGATTTATTCACGAAATGGGCGGCAATCGCTTATAAGATGCTAATTGATGAATACGGCTATAATGTCGAAGATATTGCAGTATGGGAAAAGTACCGTGCAATACCGTTGGCGTTTGATAAGGGCCTGATTTCTAGTCGATTTATGCGAAAAGGGTTTGTTTTTAAAGTGCTGACATACGTCGCCGCTACACTTGCCGCATTTTTGTTTGATGAAATGAGCGGTCAAAAGCAGTTCGCAGTATCGCTTGTATGGTTGTATTTGGGTTCCTGTGAATTCCTATCTATTATGGAAAACCTACGCGACGGCGGAAACGCCATGCTAGGGAAATTCTTAGATTTAGTTAGAACAAAAATTGAAAATAAAGTTAAACTATAGGGGGTACCATGCGAGGTATTGACGTAAGCGAAAATAACGGTGTAGTTGATTGGGGCGCGATTAAGGCGGCGGGGTTTGATTTTGCTATTATCCGCATCGGTTATGGTCGCGGTAATTTAGATAGTGAATTCTATAACAACGTAAACGGCGCAATTAACGCCGGTTTAGCTATTGGCGTATACCATTATTCCTACGCTATGAATGAAGAACACGCAGCAGATGAAGCCGAATTTGTATTGAATACACTCAATGATGCCGGCTTAACTGTTGATAAGTTGCCTATGGGTGTATGGTTCGACATGGAAGATGCGGACGATTACAAGGCAGAACGCGGTATGCCAACGGGCCAACAATTAACAAATATCTGTAGCGTGTTCATCAATAAGCTATGGCAAGCTGGGTATGTAAATACTGGCTTATATGCTAATTATGATTGGCTAACAAATATTTTAGACGTTAGTCAATTAGGCGGTTGCGCTATCTGGTGCGCACAACTTAATAGCCAATGCGACTATGAAGGGGCCAATTTATGGCAATACACCTTTACCGAAAATATCGAAGGTAAAGAGTTTGATGCGGATTTAGTTCTAAACTGGCCTATTTAATAGGGGGGTAATTATGGATACTATCATTCAATTATTAAGGCGATATGCGCCGATTATCACCGTAGCAGTACTTATGCTGCTGGTGGTGGTAGTTGGGTTATTTTGCTACAAAGTAGCTTATACAAAGAAATTGCAAGAGCCTGTTATCTTAAATCAAGCAGTAGTAAAGAACCCGCAGAAACTGGCGGATACATTAAAAATCACGCCAAAGGCAGCGGAAGCAGTTGTTTCCTATAAGGAAAATACTGAACCGGTGGCAACGTATTATACACAGGCGCCAACGCTACATGATGCGGCAGTAATTACTAAAAACGCTATTCAAGATAAATCTCCGAATATTCCAAAGGAAGCTATAGAAAAAAGCGATAGAACTGCCGTTGTTGAAAATACCGATGAACAAAAGATTGATGTATATAAAATTAATCTTAACAAAACGCACCGCATAATGGGCGGCGTTACAGTATTGGAAACCGGTAAAATATACGAAACGGTAGGTTATCAAGCTGGCGACTTTCAAGGCCTAGCGCATTTTGACGGTAAGCATTTTAAAGGGGCCAGCGCGCTTTATACGTTCGCGAAATGGTAGGTGATCCGATTATCTCCGTGCCGTACGGTTTACGGTATATTGTGTTTAATCAAAGAGGTATAACAAGATGAAAACATTTACATTTGAAGGCAAAACGCATATGTTCGCGGAAGAAGTAGAACCAAAGAAAGACGGTTTATATACCGCAACACTCACAGACCATAACAACGTACGTTGTGAAATGTGGTTTGTAAACGGCGAATTGAAACGCCTTGTTGAATTAGATTAATAAGAAAGGGGTACCATAGCGGTACCCCTCTTTTTTTATTTGACGTCAAAAATACGGCAAAAATTACATGTAAAACTATATAATTTTGTGGATAAGATTTTGAAATTTACGTTATGGACAATCAGTCAAAGCTTATAATATGTCATTTCATGGATAAAAAACATTATATACGATATAATAAATGAGATATAACAAAATACTTGTAAAAAGCCTTAATTAAAGTACTTTTATATATCAACGGCAAAAATACGGCAAAAATAACTAACCAAAAATATCGGCAACTTTATCAGCTGCCTTTAGTCGCATATCATCGGAGAAGTGAACATAGGTTTTCAATACCGTTGGAAGGCTATCACCTAATAGGGCGGATACTGTTTTTATGTCTACGCCGTTTGATAATAATTTGGTTGCGTATGTATGGCGTAGATCATGAATAGAATTATCCGGTAAGAAACTTTTCATTATTTGCGATGCGCCCCAGCTGCTGCTAATCCTATTATTAAAAAGGCGTTCGCTTGAACACGTTTCTTTGTATTCTTTTAAGATATTGGTTAATACTGGCGGTATAGGTAACTGCCTATAGCTATTTTTTGATTTAAGCGGCTTTAATGCATATTTGTTGTAGTCAATCGCCCCGAATTGCTGCACTACATTTATAGTATTACTATCTAAATCTACATTATCCCAAGTAAGGCCGATGATTTCGCCGTATCTCATGCCGGTATAGGCAGCAATAGAAAATATAACATAGTATTTATAGTTTCTATCCTTTACGGCGTTTAAAAATGTTTCTATTTCTATATCTGATAATGCTTTTATTTTAATAGGCTTATTATTTTTAAAACGCGGTATAACTTTTAATTCGTTTATAGGAATTATTTTATATTGATATACCGCATAGCTAAATAAACGTTGAATTATGCCCAATGCGAGGTTTTTTGAAGCTGTTGCATATGTTGTATCGTTCAATATACGTTTGACTTGATACGGCGTAATATTCGCTAGTTTTTCGTTATGTATAGGTTTAAATATATCGAACGTACGAATATAGGCACGGTATGTATTAAATGCACGCGGCTTATTTTCTCTAATATAAATGTTAAAAAAATCAATAAGAGTTATATTTCTAAGACTATCATCGGTTGCGGTGATAGTCTTTTTTAGTTTATCAATGATCGTTTGCGCATGAATTTTAGCCGCCTTTTGCGTTTCAAAACCCTGTTTAGATTTCTGGCGCCAGCGGTTGCCGTCCTTGTACGATACGATACATTGATACCCTTTATCTTTCCTTCTTATGGTTATGTTGAACTGCATTGTCTAACTCTTTCAATGAATAACTTGCTATAAATTGAGCGCCGATAGTTAAGGCAACAACTATAAACATCAAAATATATCTGTGTTCTTTCCAATCCATGAAACCTAATATCATACCAATAATAAGATACAGAATACTTTGATAAAAGGCTACGTTAATTGCATCTTTTTTACTCATGGTAAACCCCTTTATTTAACAATATATGCGCGAATGTATCCGCATCATGTTCCAGCTTTACGCGTAAATCCGCATCTATTTCTTTAAATAAATCACAATCTTTATGAAGCAATACATGCCCTAATTGATGCGCAAGTGCTATGCGCTGCTGGCGCCTACTTAACCGGCTATTTATGATAATAGCCTTTTTAATCTCCGGTTTTATCAGTACACCGCTAACACCTACGGGCATACGTTTATAAAATACTTTAATGTTCAATCTACTTGCAATGGTGCGCGGTTCATTTGAGCCGCACGAATTAATTAAATCTAAAACCATATTTAACATACTAACAATTCCCCTTGAATATATTAATCGTCTAATACTGCCTTTAACACTTTTTGCAATTTCGCTTTTTGCGCTTCCGTCAATTCACGATCGCCATAGTAACAAATTAATGTACTATCTGTTATTTTCTTTAAATCAATTTTTCTCTCAGTAGTTTTAATTTTAGGCGTTCCCTCTACGCCGTCAGTAAAATAACCTACCGGTACCCCAAAGTATTCCGATAATATCTTAATATTTTTTAAACTGGGGTTGCTTTCTCCTTTCTTCCAGCGTGAAAATGCACTTTGCGGAATTTTGGTATCCCTTGAAATTTGATATGCTGATACGCCAGTTTTTCGCATTAATTCTTCAATTTTGTTGTATAGCATAATGTACCTCGCTAAATATAAACGCACTGTTTAACATTTTTAAAAAGTGTTTACTAGACTACTTACTAAAACGGAAGTACAATATAGCCATAAGGTACTTATGAAATCGTAAGTGTCTTGAAGTTTTGATATAGCAAGTGTGGCGTCGAAAATCATCACTTGCCATATCGCAAGTATAACATTTAGAAAAGGTGGTGTAAATGATTAAAACAGTAACAAAAAATGTTTTTAAACTCATGGATAAGAAAGGCGTTACCGCCTATAGATTATCCAAAGAAACGGGAATTTCTGAAAGCGTTATTTCCCGTTGGAAAAGCGGCGAACAATCGCCAAGTATTTCCAGTTTGGTAAAAGTGGCACATTTCTTTCAATGTGGATTATCTGAACTAATGAAAGGAGTTACGAAATGAAACTAACGTATACCGTAGAGGAAGTGGCCGAAGTTTTGGGTATTTCTAAATCGTCGGTATACAACTTGCGAAACGCTGGCACAATTCACCAGCTAATAAAATTGCCGGGTGTTTTATTTTCAGTCAAAGAAATTCAAGAAATAGCCGGACTAGAAACCGAAATAAATGCGGTTAATTACCGGGCGTTAAAAAGAGAATGTGAAGAATTGGCGGAAGAAAACGCAAGACTAAAAAATGATATTAAAAAAATCGCTAGCAGCATACTAGCGATCACGGGGGAATTATGACAACGGCTTTTAAGATTATAGGCGCAATATTATTAATCGGTACGCCGGGCAGTTTAGAACTTGACAATATAACGCTATATGAAGCGTTTCTTCAAGGACTGTTAGGGGTAGCGTTATTATATGGCGGTATCTATATAGACCAAATAAAAAAGGCCCAATAGTAACGGCAATTACTAAAGGGCAGATGCGAAAAGTGAGTTATTAAAGCATCTTAACCATATCATACATGATAGCTGGTTAAGGTGGCAAGGTGAAAAATGGACTGGGAATTAAATAAAAAACAAATCGCTGAAGTTGCTGCTATGTTTACAGAATTATGTGAAAAAATAGCAGATAAAGAAATTTCTATCGGTTTTAGCGTTAGAAAAATCGATGCAGAAAGCGAAGAAACGCTTTTTACTTATGATGTATACGCAATATATAAAGGCAAAATAATTTATATAACTATGGGAGATTATCGTTCTTTAATGGGTTCAACTATAACAAATGTTGATGTAGAAGCAATTATTACAGTATTGAAAGGTGATAAATAAAAATGGCTAGTATTTACGAATTAAATAAAGATTATGCAGAACTATCCGCAATGCTTGAAGCAGCAGAAACACCGGAAGAAATCGAAGCAATTCAAAACACATTGGAAATGCTTGATTTATCCATTGAAGAAAAAATCGAAAACACGGCAAAATACATGGTTAATGTTGAAGCCGATATTCAAGGTATTAAGGCTGAAATTGATAGATTAAACAAGGTAAAAAAATCAAAAGAAAGCACTATTGAAACATTAAAGAACAACATCGAATATTCTATGAAGCAAAAAGGTATTGAAAAATTAGAAGTTGGTACCTTTAAAGCCTACTATAAAAAATCTGAAAGCGTAGAAATTATAAATTTAGACGTTATCCCGGCAGATTATACACGCGTAGAAATCAAGGCCGATAAAGTGGCTATCAAAAAAGCCATTAAATCCGGCGAAGTGGTGGAAGGTGCAGAAATTAAGGTAAATCAAAATTTCTATATTAAGTAGGCGGTGAAACATGGAATTTAGAACATTAAAAGCAAACGAAATAGATTGCCGTATTCAATCGCTAAACGAAAAGAACGGAAATGTAGGTGCAGTAGTGCTGCTATATAAAGATGCACGCGTTGACATGCGACTACTTGATGAAGTTGTAGGCGCAATGAACTGGAAGCGTGAACATACGATCATTGGCGATAGATTATACTGTACGGTTTCAATCTATAACGAACATACTGGCGAATGGGTTGGCAAGTCCGATGTAGGCACAGAAAGCAACACGGAAAAAGAAAAGGGCCAAGCATCTGACAGTTTTAAGCGTGCATGCTTTAACTGGGGCATTGGGCGTGAATTATACTCCGCACCATTCACCTACATAAGCCTACAAAGCAGCGAATGGCAAAAAGGAAAGGACGGACGTCCTAAATCATACGCAAAATTTACAGTTAAAGAAATTGAATATGACGAAAATCGAAATATTAGCAAGTTAATCATTGTTGATAGTAAAGGAAGCGTGCGATATAAAATGGGCGGAAGTGTAGCGCCTACTAAGGAAACAAAACAAAAAGAAGCGCACGTTAAGGGGTACGATGAATTTCTAAAAATACAAAAAGAAAAAAATGTACCACCTATGGAAATTACAAAATTTGTTGCATCTGAATTTAAAAAGCCACGTGTTGGCATGCTAGATGAATTTGAAATGATTGCGGCGTTAAAGTGGATAAAAAACTACGGGGTTGAGAATAATAACGAAAAATTTTCGTTTTACAACTCACCGGAAAGTGAAACGTCTACCGAAGAAAGGGCTCCGTTCGCGTGAAATGGGTAACAAAGGGTATTAATTTAATCAAGTCTATAGGCTGGAATGTATTAATTCCAGCACCTATAGATGAAATGTTAAGTAAGTTAGATCCTAACGTTGAATATATCGTTGAAATCCGAAAAAAGGTAAAACGCCGTTCGCTAAATGCTAACGCTTATGCATGGGTATTATGCGATAAGATAGCACGGGAACTTTCAAAAAATGCCTACTTTTCTAAAAATGATGTGTATAAGCGAATTTTGATTGAGTGCGGTGCGTTTACCTATATACCGGTAAAAGATGCCGCTGTAGATAGATTTATTGAAATCTGGCACGGCCACGGGTTAGGCTGGCACGCAGAAGATGCCGGCCCAGCCAAAACGGAAGGTTATACAATTGTACGCGCCTATCATGGAAGCAGCGTTTACACGGTAGATGAAATGCGGCGTTTAATTGATGCACTTATAGATGAGTGCAACCAATTAAATATACCGATTGAAAACAATGATTATATCAACTCATTAATAAATGAATGGGGGAACAATGAACAAGCGAAAGAAACTTGATAACGTTCTATATGCCCGCACCAGAAAATGGGCGTATGAACGCGATGAAGGTTTATGTGTTTTGTGTGGCGCAATGGCTACGGAAGTTCATCACATAACTTTCAGAAGCCAAGGCGGGTTATCAAATTTAAGCAATCTAGCTTGTCTATGCCGTGATTGCCATACAAAAGCGCACGGCGTAGAAGCTAAGAAAATACGCGAAGTATTAAGGGAAAGGAACGAGGGTATTAAATGGCAGAAAGACGAATGATGTCAAAATCTATTATCAAATCCGATACTTTCCTAGATATGCCAGCAACTACACAAAACCTATACTTTCATATGCTGCTAGATGCGGACGACGACGGCTTTATAAATGCTCCGAAGTCAATAATGCGAATGATCGGGGCAAAAGATGATGATATGAAAGTACTTGCTGCAAAACAATTTGTTATACCGTTTGAGAGTGGCGTTGTAGTTATCAAAGACTGGAAAATTCACAACTACATTCAGAACGATAGATACAAGCCAAGCACCTTACCAGAACGTGATTTACTCAACATTCAAAAGGATAAAACGTATACGTTAAAAAACGATGTATCCAGTATGGATACAAAATGTATACAAACTGTATCCATAGGTAAGGATAGGTTAGGTAAGGTTAGGTTAGGAAAGGATAGGATAGGTAAGGATATGGTAGGTAAGGATAGTATAGATACATTATGTCATGTTACACATGACGATGTGGATAAATCACATATTGAAATTATCGAATACTTGAACATAAAAACGGGCAGTAAGTTCAAGGCTACAACTAAGCCTTATATTCAAGCGATACGATCACGCTTGAAAGAAGGTTATACCGTTGATGATTTTAAAACGGTGATTGATAAAAAATGCCGTGAGTGGAAAGGTACGAAGTTAGAAAAGTATCTAACACCTAAAACGTTATTTGCGCCAAGCCATTTTGATACATATCTCAATTCAAATGAAATGGCAGCAATGACGGATACAGAACGAAAGGTTGCAGAACTTAACGCATTGATTGATGCGGTAGAAAGGGGAACAGATGAAGCCGGAAACGTTGAAGGCTACGGGCCAATTATTGATATATGACAAATTCGATAGTTCAAAAGTTCAAATGTACGCCTACATGCTGGAAGATATTAACCCGGTAACATTGGCGGAAGCAATCAAGCAATGCATTAATACATGTGAATTCGTTCCAGCCGTTGCAACCATTCGCAAGAAAGCGGCGGAAATTTCTGGATACGTGAATTGTAAAAACGAGCGCTTAATAGCGCAAGATGCATGGGAAGTAGTTAGAAAGAAAGCCAGCCAAGTAGGTTATGAAAAGGGCCTTAATGAATTGGAAGGAATAACAAGGCTTGCGGCTAAAACTGTATGGCGTTTCTTTGATCCAAGAAACTGCCAAAGCTACAACGAAAGCGCCGCAATGAGCCAGTTCTGTAAAGCTTATGAACAACTGGCAGCGCGCGAACAAAGAAATATGGAAATTGCGGAAAGCATTAAAAGTAACGGCCTGTTAATGGAAGCGCGTAAACGTGCAGAACTTAATATGCCAAAACAAACAGAAATTAAGATGCTAGATAACGGCCATTTGGTTGAAGTTGAAAAGCACGAGCCTATAAACCTAAAAAGCATGGTTAAAGATGCCGATATTTCAGATGAAAGTAAAAAGTTAATTCTGGGGGTGCTGGAATGAATAAGAAATATAATGTGTTTCCGAATTTAATCAAGTGTAGGGAATTGTTAAAGTTCACGCAATCGGATATGGCTGCTTATATAGGTATAGGAAGGGAAACATACAAGAAAAAGGAACGAGGCGAATTTGATTTTAAATTAACGGAAATGTTGGCAATTCAAGAAACTATCAACGATGAAATGCAATCAAATATATCGCTAGACGAATTATTTAAAATGGGAAAAATCGTTTAAATGCGTTGTATGGAAGTTTTAAGCCGTCGACGATAAATCATAAGAGCGAAATGGTAGATGGGGCAAAATAAGCAAATTTGCCCTATAGAATTAGAAAATAGAAAGGGAATTATATATGAATAGTGTTCAATTAATGGGAAATCTTGCGCGTGATCCAGAAGTACGTTATACACAAACAGGCCGAGCGGTTGCAACTTTCACAGTAGCAGCCAGCAATACATATATTGATAGCGCTACAAATGAAACGAAGGAGCAAACGGCGTTCGTCAATTGCGTTGCATGGGGCAAGCTAGGCGAAGCAGTAGGCAACTACCGAAAGGGAAACCGCCTATTTGTAGAAGGACGAATTCAAACACGTTCTTATGAAGATAGCAACGGGCAAAAGAAATATGTTACGGAAGTAATCGCCGGTTTCGTTGGTTTGTCCGCTTTAAATGATGCGGAAGCTGGCAGCAATTTCGATAATTTTGCAGATGATAAGGGGAACGATGAAAATGTTCCGTTCTAATAGGTGGCGAAAATGTTAGTTAAGAACGATAAAGAGTGGTGCTGGTGTTTAGGTGAATATGTAGGGTATCCGCAAAAAAGCATTGAAGATGCCGTGAAAGATTTTGCGGATACATACCCAGCGGAAGAAGTACCGATGATTAGAGTTGGAAACCCATATTATTATATTCCAACTGTTGATGCAGAACGTGTTATTGAAGATGTTGCGGAATATGATCTTGATGATGAAATAGCAGAATGGTCGGAAGATTATCTGTTAAGTGTAAAACAAGAACATGTAGATGAGTTACAGGAAGAATTAACAACGGTATTTCGTAAATGGGAAAAACGCCACGGGTACAATAACACCTCTTTCGTGGTGCTTGAAACGATAAACCCTTTTAAATAGGTGAAAGCGTGAAGGCGCCATGTAAGGGTTGTGAGTATAGGGTGATAGGCTGCCATGGCAAGTGCGCAGCCTACATAAAATACAATCGCAACAGAAAAGAAGAATTAGAAACCCGTGATATTCGGGGCGATGTGTACGGGTATATCAAGACAAATAACAACCGCATCAAGCGTCGTATAGGTAAATGTTAGGAGTGAAAAGAAAGGTGCATATATGGGGGTTGTTTGATGATGGCAATGGCTGCTATCATCAAGCGGTAGATGAATATAACGTGAATATGG